TAAACAAGGTATAATGCAACAAAATATATATTATCAGACGTTCCCTTTAAATTTTGGGCATATTCTTCCTTTTAATTAGCCTTGACAATTTACACCAGAAGTGTTACACTAAAATAAAAAGGAGAGGATTATGCCTACTCAAAACCCAAGAGTTAATGTAACGTTTAGCCCAAGTGACGCTGAGGTAATGCAATTGATTTGCAATAAAAAGAAAATATCTATGTCTGGCTTGATTCGCAAGGTTGTTGAAGACTGGCTGGAAGAATATGAGGATATGATCTTAGCCAAAAGAGCTGAAGAAGCGGATAGAGAATGGATGGAAGGCGGATGCAAAACAATTTCACAGGAAGACTTATGTCGAAAATTAGGTATAGAATTGAATATGGACCAAAAGCAGACAGAAATATTTCAAAATTCCCCAAAAACATACAGGAAAGGATTATCAAGGCCATCGATCAAAGGCTCTCGCTCTCGCCGGAAGAAGTCGGAAAACCTTTAACTAAAGAATGGAAAAACCATCGTAGACTAAGAGTCGGAGATTATCGAGTCATATATAGGATAATTCAGGATAAAATTTTAGTTTTAATCGTTGAAATAGATGCAAGAAGGGACATTTACTAATGCAAGACACTGAGAATTTTATCTCACCAGAAATAGCTCAATTCTTTAATAAAGATTTATTGAATATACCTACGCCCGAATTTAAAGATAGTCCCAAAACTTTTTTTAGGATTTTAGGATTTATTGAAAAAAAGTTAAAGAAAAAATCATTGTATGGAAATAGAATGGAGAAATATGAAAAATACTTTGACGAAGTGCAAAGGAGTCTTACATTCCTTCAGAAAAAAGAAAACTCTTTGCCAGAAAAGAAAAGCAAAGCTCAGCAACCCTTTTATTATGCTCGATTTGCTAAAAGAGGGGATAGAGAATTATTTGCTAGACTTGGACGAAGATCCTGTTTTTATTTCTCCCTGCTCCGGAACAATTATATTTAGAAAGTATAAAAAGGGTGAATGATGCAATGGATTAGCGTTGAAGACAGTCTGCCCAAAGAAGAAGAAAGGGTTTTAACTTATAAGGCCTGGGAAAATGAAATGTCCGTTGATTATATAATAAATTGCCCTACACCTTTATGGGCTTGTATTTTACAAAGGGATGAATATAAAGTAACTCACTGGATGCACCTGCCAAAACCACCGGAGCATCAATGATGCAGTGGATTAAATGCAGTGATATACCTGCTCCAAAAGATTGTGAGTTTCTGGCATTTTGCTTGGTTGGATTTGATTACAGAAAATTTAATATTTCAAATGATGATATTAGAAAAAGATCAATTTCAACTTGCGTATGGAATAGGGATAAGTTTACGGAAAACTGCTATTGTTCAGGATATGAGCACGATAGAGAAGATATAGAAATTACCCATTGGAGTCCCCTACCTGAACCGCCAAAGGATGAATAACATGGAAAAGGAAATCAATTTTCAGGATGGGATTTATATTCCCCTTCAAAATAAAGGAAAGTTCATATATCAAAAAGCAACATTAGGAGTTAAATTCTCTAATGATATTTTTCTTCTCAGATCATTCTTAGATCTCAAGGGAATTTCTTATAAATAAGATGAATTAGAGGATTCCCCTTTCGGAAAAGGAATAAGGATAAACCGTGATGCAAGAGTGGATTAGCGTTCAAAGTGAACTTCCTTCCAATGATTGTGAAGTTTTGATTTTAGTAGAAGGATATTTTCCTGAAGCTTCGGTTTTATGTCAAAAGCCTTCTGTTAGGCATTGTCAAGGATCATTTAATAGATCTTCAGGATGGAAAATAAAAGGAATAGAAGGTCTTGTTAAATATTGGATGCCATTGCCCGAATCACCTGAGGATAAATGATGGAAGATGAGATTGAACCCATAAAACCGTTACCTTTATCTTTTAATCCAGATAAAGAATTTCCGGGATGGGAAAAGGAGGAGTTTTGACTAGATGCCAGCATTGTAATAAGTTAACTCATTCAGAAGACCTTTATGTTAAATTTCACTCAAAGGATTTTGATAAAATTTATGAATTAACATCTTTAGAGCATTGGACGCCTAAATTTATGTATAGTGAACCATCTAAAGAAGCTATTGAAGAATATGGAAAGTTAAAGTGCGGTGATATTTATATTCATTTTTTGATGATTAAAGATGAATGATGCAGTGGATTAACGCTAAAACAAATATTCCTTCAAATGATAGACGAGTTTTAGGTACTGATGGGAAAAAACATGAAATAGTTTGTTGCATAAATTCTGAATGTGAGTGGGTCAACGCTACAAGCGATTATGGGTATTTAATGAGTGTAAAAGAAGTTAAATTCTGGATGGAATTACCTAAACCACCAAAGCATGATTGATGAATGAGTAACAATCTTAAGCAAAGGAGAAGAAATGTCAGACGAGTGTGACAAATGCAATGATCAGTGTGTGAATTGTGAAAGCAAATGGAATTCATGGAAACATGCGAGAGCTAAAGAGATTTTAAATAACGACAATTTTTATCGGATTCTTAAATTTGTCTTTCATCCTTGTTTTGTTGCTTTAGCAAGTTTATATGTGTTCAACTTCATGGAATATTTAATGATTTGTGTCATTTGTTTGTCATTAAAACTTTATATTGACAATTAACTGTTACGTGCCGCTTAGTATTTTAACTAAAGAAAAGGAAGAATGATGGAATGGATTAGCGTTAAGGATAGATTTCCCACAAAGGGAGAGCAAGACGAAACAGTTCTTGTTTGGTTTAATGATGGAAGTGAATTAATGGGGATTCAGCCAAGAGGAGCATATATTGGCCCATGCGATCTTTATCCATATATGGGACCTTCGCATTGGATGCCAGCGCCAAAACCACCGGAGCATGAATGATGGACAAAAATGAAATAAAAGAAATGATCAAAGAATCAATTGAAGAAGTTTTTTTTTCTGATGAGGAGTATTCTCCATTTAATTCTTTGCAAGACAAAATCAACGGGCTTTTGAGCATACAGGAAGCAGAGGAGAAAGTTAGCATAGCCATAAAATATGCTGATAAGTTTGAAGATTACATGAAAAACGTTGACAAGCTCAATATGATGATCAACGAATTTAAGGGATTGGTTTCAATTGTTCGAGGTCAAACCCAAGCCGTTAAAAAGGAAAATGATTCTATTAAGAAAAAAATGAAGAAAGTTTTGGAGGCATTATCAGAATGAAAGAAATCTGATATAAACATAAGGAATTAAAATGACCTATCAAAACAGACTGCTTACTACTCCAATGTATATCAATGAATTTGATTCCGTTTTCTGGAAGTTGATAGCAAAAGATACCGCTATGAAAACACAAGAGGCTTGCGCTCATGCGAAAAACCTCTTCAACATTAATGTTGAGTGTGTTGTTAGAGGAAATAAGTGCAGAGTTTACACCCATTGCAAGCGATGTAATTTAGAGTTCCCGCAAACTAATAAAGTCCTTGTCAACATGATAGGATATTTCGGTTTTTAAAATTGAATGTCTTTCCAATACTCAAGATATATTTTCATACATTTTCTATAACCTTCTTGATGGCCATCAACCTTTCCAAGAAAGTATCCGCCAATAAATGTTAAGATTCCTGCCAAAACGGCTAGTAAATATTCCATACTTACCTTTTAATATTTGAGCCAATCGTATGCAAAGTAATCACCAATCTTAATAAAGAAATCCCTTCCCGGAATCCCAGCTTTAACGCATAGCTTTGCAAACCTTAAACACCACATTGCTATAAACCATCTTAACCACTCTTTCATAAACCGTAATACTTATTCACTGCTTTGATATCTTCATCAGCACTTCTTACATCTTTCTTTTCTAATCCTTTTAGTCCCACCGCAAGGTAACGAAAGGCATCCGCCGCATGCGAGTGCTCATCATGTAAAGGTGTGTTTTTGTAGCAACCCAGCCTATCGTCCCATACTTTTTTGTAAGCTTCAAGGTGTTTGAATCCTTTTCCCGTTTTTTCTTCGTCGAATATACAACGTGATAACATACTTCTAACAGTTTGGATGCCTTCCAGCTTGTCACATTCTTTGATGTCCAAAACGACAAACTTGCCTTCGAGGAGCGGCGTAACGTGGTCAAGATATTGTGTCTTAGCTCCAATATCTCTTTTGCGTGCATCATGAGGAAAGATATGTCTTCCAAAGCGGTATTTTTGTTTATTAATCCAATCACAATAATGCGAAGCCCCTTCATCCCAATTTTCGTAATAGTTTATGATTCTAACCTGGCCGCCACGCTCTACCTGAAAGCAAAAAATAGAAGTAAAATCATCAAGACCAATATCCCAGGCAGTGTGAACAGGCAACGAATCATCATAAGGAACACGACAAACCCCACCAGAAGAACGAATTTTGGCAAGCTGCGTACCGTAATATAAACCTTCATTGGCGCTTTCAAATGCTTCCTTTGGGGTTGAGGGGTATTCTTGTTTCATAGAATCTCCCAACATTCTAAGTTTCATTTCATACCAGCGGCGTTGTTCTTCGTCAATTTTTCTTTGACGTTCTATTTCGATCTTATCCAAATACTCTTGGGTTTCACGGCTCACAATTATTTCTCCGCTTGATTCTCTATATGATGGTTCATCAAACCAGGGAAAAAAGAAGAAACGTTGCTGCATTGGGGACAAGTTATTTCCAGCCTTTGATAAACTCTCGGCCTCTCTTGCAAAGTCATAGAAATATCCTTCTCTTCCTTCGGCAGTTGATTCAATAGCGATAATCTGATCTGTAGACACAGTATTAAGAGATCCCGTGACGATCTCTTTAGCAACATCAGGCGATTTGGCACAAATTTTTCCAAACTCCGAAACAAGGAGGCGCTGGTAAGTTCCTGATCTAAAGCCCGTAGACACTCGATAACTGGATCCATTTTCGAAAGCAAGCTCGCCGCTTCTATCATTTGTTGCTGAATTGAATGTTCTTGTCCATGCTGGCATTCTGTCATAAGCGTATTTAACCTTTTTTTTAAAGATGTCTTCGGCATCTTCTTTTCTATGTGCAATGATGCCTGAGTTTGTATTTGCATACCAGAAACAATCATCTAAGAAATTTATTGAAAAATAGGTGGTGACACCTAGCTGCCTAGCTTTGAGAACAAGCATTTGATGCCATTCACGATCAAAAAGCTCTTTTTGTGCCCAGTTAAGATTAAACTTGATTTCATTCCCTGCTTTATCCGTGATGTAATATAGGTTTGTTAGTCGCCAGATTTTGCTGCTTAGCTCTTGTTTCGTTGGGATATAATCAGGCATGTAAAACCGCTTTACTCAACAATTCCACCTTCAATAAGTAAAACCTGACATCCGTCGCTTTCATATGCAGATGTAAGGTGCTTTTTAAGCTCCGAAATGCAAAGATTTTTAGAGGAAGTAAATTGAACTATATGTTTAAGCCATGCACCTTCCATATCAATATCACAAGACTTCATGAATTTGATAACGTCTTGCATAGGCTTGGGGCAATAAAAGACCTCAAAACGATATTTTAGATGACTGATAAATTTATTCTGTCCAGCCAAAGGGGATATTAAACTCAAATTGAGGATTCTCCTGTGCCTTTTTTTCTTCCTCTACCTTCTTTTTCAAATACCAATCAGGAAGTTCTTCGTAAATTCTTCCCATCTCCTGAGAGTGAGGAGGAGGACTATAATAAGCATTGTTTCCAATATTCATTTCTCTTCCTGCTTTTCTAGAACTCTTGTCAAAAGAACATCAACAAGCCTTACAATCTCAGAAAAGGTTAATCGCATAGGTTTGCCTCTATAATCCATCGCCTCAAAGCAGCCGTTATAACAACCTTCGTGCTTTAAATATTGTGACCATATTGCCGCTATTTCATCGTTCTGTAATTCTTGCCAATTTCTCATTTAGGTATCCTCTTTTCTCTTGCGACTTCTTCAAGCACTTCCTGTTTAGCCTGCTCAATGGCTTTCGCTTCGCTCTTGAGAGCCGAGGCCTTTCTTATTTCATTTTCGTTAGCTGTCTGATCTTCTTCTTCTTTTACATCAGGATCATATATTCTTAAATACCGATGTGCAATAGATTGATTAACAGTCCCATCAATATATTTACGAGCTAATATAGATTGAGCCCTTTCATAATAGGTGGAAAACTCTTCTTTATCAAAAAACTCTTTCCATTGTTTTCTAACAAACCCTTTTTCCGTATACCATTCACAATAACGCAATCGTAGCGGTTCCCCTTTTTTATGAGGAGCGCTAGCCCATCTTACTAAATCCTCTCCTAACTCAATTAGCTCTTCCTTAGAAGGAATAGCAGTTCTAGGCCTCCCGCCTCCATAGCTAGGATGACCCTTTTGCATACATTCAGCTGGTAGCGGCATTATTGGATCTCCAAATGTATTTTAATTTGAATAGATTCCGGCTCTTCACCAAAAACTTTGATAGCTTCAGAAATACATTGGAGAATATAGGGATCACTATCAGAAGCGGAATAAGGTTCATATGCTAAAAACTTATGCCGATATGTCCTTTCAGAATCTTTTAAAACAACAGTTAACTCATTCATGTTTTTAAGCTATGAAATAAAAAAAGTTTTAGTCAAGCTTTGCGAGAATGGTTCCTTCCTCAATTACCATAAATTTTTCTTTTTCGTGCTCGATTTCAGCACCGTAATGTTTTTCTAAATAGATCGTATCCCCTTTTTTGACTTTCGTAACCTCATCCCCAATTTCCAATATTTGATATTGAGAAGGTTTTTGATTGGTCAGGATTAAAGTTCCCGCTTTCGCTTCTATAGGTTTAACAATGATTCTTTTTCCTATTGGCATTAACATAAATATCTCCTTTTCATCCGCTTATACTCGATTATCCCTATATTCAGAAATATTTTTCTTAAAAAGCTTGCGATAATTTGTGTACTTTGATACATTGATACACACAACAAAAAACGAGGAATCATGTACTTTGACGACTTAAAAACAGAAAGTGAAATTAAATCTCGATACAAATATCTAGCGAAGAGGCATCACCCTGATTTAGGCGGATGCTTAGAGATCATGAAGGAAATTAATAATGAATACGAGAAAGCCCTTACCGGAATGTATCAAACCAGCGGGAAGAGCATAACTGAAATTGAGGAATTACTTAAAAAGGATTTCAAGCTAGCTGAAAAGCTTAATGGAATCATTCTTTTAACCGATCTTATAATCGAAATTTGCGGCTCATGGCTATGGGTGACAGGAAACACCCGCGAACACAAAGAGAAGCTTAAAACCTTACAATTTTTTTGGTCTCAAAAGAAAGGCGCCTGGTATTGGAGAAGCGAAGAAAATAAAAGTTATAACAGAAAGTCAATGACTTTGGACGAGATTAGACAAAAACACGGAAGTGTTTCGATAGCCTCAAAAAAAATGCAACTTGTTTCATAAAGGAGATAAAAAATGAACAAACAATTTAGGCTAAGAATCCCCGTAGAAGTTCATTCCATCCTGAAAAGGATGGCTTGTGACGAGGGGACGACGATGACAGAGCTTTTTTTAAGGATGTTTACTATGTGGCTTGCAGAAAATCATTTCGATAAAACAGATGATCCTGCTTTCGACCGCATGAAGGAGCACTATCTAAAAAAATTAGAAAAAAGAAATTGCAAGTTTAGCTAGGAGATGATAATATGCCCCGCATCGGAGGGCATATTATGAGCTTACAATTAGATCTTTTTACAAGAGAAAAACCAACACTTGAAATTATTCTTGATGACTTGAAAAACTTGAAGTCAAGCACCGAGAAAACGCGAGACACTAGCGAAAAAGTTCGAAAAAGCACTTGGGCAAACATTGGGGAGTTAAGGAAGAAATATGTTGACCTTAGCGAGCGAATGGAAATTATTGAAAGGCATTTATGCCGGGGTGAGACCGTCGGAGATCCTGAATTAGTAGTAATCAATTTAGAAAAGGTGGCATTTTGAGCTTAGACAAAAAAAGTATTACTGATGTCATGTGGAATAATCTACAAGAAGAAATAGCGAAACAACTTGAAGGTTATAAATTTCGTATTTGTGACAAAGAAAACTATCTTGAAGAAGAGGAAGAAGAAAATTTAGACAGCATCAATCAATAGAGCTTTTAAACAAAAGCTCTACTATTACGCCATACTCTGGCCTACACTCTTGATTGTAGCGGACGGTAATTTCTTTATTATCGTCCGCTCTTCCGGGTCTAAAATCGCCCGTAACTGTTGCGCAAACAGCATCTAAAACATACTTGACAGACATAGGCAGATTGTCCCAACAGTCAAGCAATCTGGGTGCAATCCGTGTGAGACGTATCTCACATGGCAAATTAATCTTTTCCCTAAGGGGATTAAGAGCGAAAGCCACTAATCGCTTCTGTAGTTTATGCCTTGCGTGTTTTTTTGTCCAGTGATCAAAATTATTCGCTTCGCTAACGGTTTCAATCGGGAGGTGAAGAACGACTCTCCCCTCTCCAACTTCTGTTTTTAGCGAGATAAGCTTTCTTTTGCGTTTTAAGAACTTTTTTTTAGTAGGCAGTATATTGGTATTAACCGACTCATTTTCGTTTGTTATCGGGCCTGTAAATAGCCTTCTAGAGGCTATAAATTTTCTGACTGCTAATTTCAAAATGGAAGCCCATCATTTTGTGTTGAGATTCTTGCTTTCTCGACCCCTTTTTGCCAACTTCTCTTCTCGAGAAAATGCATAATATCTTCCCTAAGAAAGTTACTATCTGGAGAGTAAGCTTTGAGATATTTTTTATCTCCGTTTGACTTCACTGACATGGAAATCACATCCCAAAATTTGCCGCCATTTGGCATTTTTTTGTGAACGTAGGTGATTCGGTGCTTTCCGTCGAGACACAAAACAACGGATTCACTCGTGTACTGGTCTTCTGGATAAGACTCGTGGCTAACAAATTCAAAATCGCTCATATTTTTTCCTTCTTTTTGATTCTTAGTAACTTACATTCTTTTAAAAGTCAATAACTCTTCTGTCTTCACCGTTCAGCTCTTGAGTAAAGCGAATATTAATTCCTGAAGCAATACGGCTCAAAATAGGATCTCCAAACCTTTCACGGGTTATTTTTCCTGTCATGTTCGTTGTGATGATAGTCCCAAGAGAATCTTTGTGATTCCAGCGATAGTCGATGATCGCGTAGAGGAAGTCGGCAAAGGCGTCTGAAGGGGCTTTTGTTCCTAGGTCATCCAAGACTAAAAGCTTAGTTTTCTTGAGACGATTTGATAGCTCCATAGCGCTATTTTCGTTTTTGGCATTGAGCCATTTCTCGTTTAAGTCTGCTTGATTAATAAAAAAAGCCTCGTCCATGTCGTAGTAGGGAAGTTTGTAAGTTGCATGGGCTTCATAGATCGCCTTAGCAACGAAGCTTTTGCCGACTCCGTTGTCCCCTGCTAAGAGCAAAAAACCTTTAGGATTCTTAGCGTAAGATAAGATTTTTTGCATTTGCTCAGGAGTTTTTCTATCGATTTCTTGGAGTAAAGACATGTTAAAACAGTGCCTCCGCTTTCGTTTTGATTGGATTTCCCTCTAGGTCTTTTGTTCTTCGGTCTGAAAAGCTAGGGCTAATCGAGCTATAAGCCTTCTTGTTTTCCTTCCAGTCGTTGGCTCTGTGAAACCACCCGGTTAAGAATTTTCTCCAGAGAGTTTTTTTTGCCTTAGAGGGGTTAGATCTTAGCCATTGGCAAGCTTTGTTTACCTCAGTGTCGAGGTTGATATGAATATACATTGCCTTCCATCCGACGATGTCGTCTTCGGTGATTCCTGTAAATTTCCATGACACGAAATCAAAAGACAAAGCATCTTTTGCGCGAGGCGGCGAAGCCGACCGAGGGCGTTTGGCGTTCAGTGCATATTCTTTATAAGAAGATATATCTTTAGATATATCTATATATTCTTGTTCGTCGCCCTTCGGTCGCCCTTCGGTCGCCCTTCGGTCGCCGTTTCGGTCGCCCTTTTGTTGATTTTCATCATCAGGATTTATATCATAAACCGTTAAGCTGCAAAGCTCTACAAGCGTTCCAATTGTGGTTGAAGCGGTCGCCCTTTCAGTCGCCTCTTTTTCGCGTTTTTTGAAATTTAATGCACAAACTCCGCTCATTTTAGATTTTCTACTGCGACAAGTTTCAATAATTTTTATATGTCCACGTCTTTCTAAAACCTGCTTGGCTACCCGATATTCTTTTTCGGTAAGACCATATTCTTTATAGTCTCCTAAATGGCATTGACCAATAGTTAACCCATCGGGATATCCATTTTCCCTTCTAGCTCTAAGAGCAATGAAATGTAAGAGAATAAAAGCGTTAGGGTGTTTTCTTGCTAGATAGAAAGATTCTTCGCTACGTATAGTTTTTACATAACCATCAGATGACATAACATTCCTTTAGAAAAGAGTTGCGCGATTTTTCATGGAATGTTAAGCTGAGAATACAACATATATCAGCTTGGTTTTGCTTTCCATGAAAACCACTCAACATGCCTCGACGACTAATCGAGGCATGTTCGTTTAATAAACTATCACAAATTTTCAGTTGCAGGCAATCAATATATTTATTCATTTGTGCTAGGCCCTGACAGGTCGATCCGAAACGTTCCGTCATTTTCTTTGAAGCGGACAAGATTCAAACCCATTAGGGGCTCTAGGAGATTACGGAAAATTGTCGGTGAAATGAGAAACTCTTTGCGAATTTCATCCTTTTCAGTTAAAATTTTCATATGTTTATCTTTTTTGCGCCAGATTTGGGCATAAAGATAAGCAGACTTAGGGCATATTTTTAATGCACGTACAAAATAATTTATGGGTGGAAAGTCGGTATAGCGCATTTTTCCTCAAAAAATGTATTGTTATTTTTTTGGAAAAGCTATAAACCCAGCTTAATGACGCGTAAAAAAAATATTTTTTTACGCGTGCATAAAAAGGATAAACTGAAAAAATATTAGCTTTCCCGATATTTGCGAGCTCAAAAGAAAATGGGGCTTGTGAAAAATCTTGCAAAGTAATGTTTTTTATAGTGTTCATTTCTTATTCTATTCTCCAGGATCACGTAATTGGCGTTACGTGATCCCCCTTTCATAAATTTATAAATATTTTTTTGCAACTGGATTTCTTTTTCTTTAAAGTGAGCTCTATAGCTAATTAAAGCTTTTGGAGGTCACGTGAAAGAGGTTTTTAAAGAAATCATGAGCGAAATAAAGCTAAATCCATGGCTTTATTATTTTTTAGTCTCCTTTTCCTTTGTTTGGGTCTTGCTTTTACTCAGCTTGTGTGTTTTCTCTTCCCTCTGATCAACCCAATCATAGAGAGTTATAGCGCCGTTCGTATAAATCTCGATCTGATAGGCCACCTTCAAAGAAGGTATCAGATCATTCCTCAAAATGTCGTGGAGGGTAGAAGTACTAACTCCGATTTTTTCGGCGATGCCTCTTTGTTTTTTGTCATTTTTCTTGACCCATTCGAGAAACTTGTTCACTTCTTCACCTTTTTTTATTTATTTTTCTGGACAAAAATCCGCAATTTCGATACATTAAGGAATATAGCACGAAATCGCGGTTAAACGCAAGGAGTGAATAAGTGAAAGATTTAGTTAAGAAGGCTTATGAGATGGGCTACAAGGCGTTTCCTCATATGAGATGTATCCCTTCTAAGAATGAAGAATTTGTGAAATTAATCCCAAGCTCTTGCAATTACAAATCTAAACTGTATAAGGAGTATATCAAGGGGTGGGTAAAAGCATTCATTGATAAGATTTTTAAAGACCAATAAACAAAAATGGAGAATAGAATGGAAAACAAAATAATTGCAGAAGCTATCGCCAATATGGCTTCTACATCAGCTTCTTTAGAAAAGTATTGTAACGATCCTAAGAACTACAATTCTTACGGTGCTCAGCTTTTAGAGCAGATGAGTTGGGAATTACACAAACAAGCTAACGATCTCCGAGAGATCAACTACATGTATGGATTGTAAGATGAGCTCAGCATGTTATGAAGACAGGAGCCAATTACTTGGACGCGACCCCGATCTTTGGGATGATGGGGATCAATATGAAGATCTTTTTGATTATCAAAATGATAGTGAAGATCTTCAAGACGATCCTTGCTCTCCAGCTTGCGGCGCCTTCGGGTGCGCAGAATGCTTGGGTTATCCTTGGTAAGGAAATTGGGAGGGTTTTGCCCTCCCAAAGTGCCTAGGAGATCCGGAATAAGATAACTCCAATCTATCGAAAAACATTACTACTAAGGAAGAAAAAAGATTATGGAAACAAATATTTTACCAGAATCCAGCGAGAAAGCTGAAATTGTTTTAGGCCAGCTTATGAAAGCAAAATCTGAAATGGGGAGCGCTGTCAAAAAGGATGCGAATAACCCATTTCATAAATCAAAGTATGCGAGTCTTGGGGCTCATCTAGACTTGAGTGAATCCGTTCTATTCAAGCACGGCCTTTTAATGCTCCACACGCCAAATATGATCAATGGACAGCACTTTTTAGTCGCTTCCCTTCATCATCCCGAATCTGGCCAGTGGATTAAGTCTTATTTGCCTCTGCTTAATGCGAAAGGAGATTGTCAAGGCGTTGGAGCCTCAATATCCTATATGCGGAGGTACTCTATTAATTCAATGCTAGGATTGAATGCCGAGGATGACGATGGCGAAACCGCCAGCGGAAGGGGCAAGCATCAGGAAAAAGAAAATGGCAAAAACCCGCCCCCCCCCGTTCAAAGGCAAGATACTTCCCAAGAGAAAATAGGAAAAACGGAGATTATCGCCTTAAACACTTTGCTTGATAGTTTAGATGACGACAACAAGAAATCTTTTCTTAAATCAATCAAAGAGAATCTCAACGCTCCCACTGTTGCAGATATTCCAAAGAATTGTTTCGAGAAGTGCATGGTTTCTCTTAATGCTAAGATTAAGCTCTTGAAAGATCAAGAGAAAGTGGTGGCTATAGCATGAAGATAATACCATATGATCAAGGAACAAAAGAATGGCTGGATTGGAGAAAGAAGGTCATAACCGCAACGGATTGCCCCGCCATCATGGCGGTGCATCCTTGGACTACCGCTTATAAGAGATGGCAAGAAAAGCTTGGAATCATTGAGCCGCAACAAACAAATGAAGCAATGAAAAGAGGGATGAGGTTAGAGCCAATCGCCAGAGCTCATTTTATTGAACATTATGGGATCAACATGACTCCTGTTGTTGTAGAAAGTTCCGAATACTCTTTTCTAGGAGCGTCTCTCGATGGGATTGATGATAATGGAATCGACATTCTTGAAATTAAGTGTGGAGGTGAAAAGCTTCATGCTTTGGCTTCTCAAGGCATTGTTCCAGAATATTATTTATACCAAATACAGCATCAATTATTTGTAACAGGAGCACGCAAATGTTTTTACTATAGTTTTGACGGGGAAAATGGGATTTGCATTGAGGTTTTCCCTGACCCTGAATTTTCAATTAAATTTCTTCCAAAAGCTAGAGAATTTCTAAAATGCATTGCTATGCAAGAACCACCTCCCCTTCAAAAAGGAGATTATTTGAGCATGGAAGACAACCAGCAATGGGGAGAATATGCAAGGCAGTATAGGGATATAGACTCAACCATTAAGCTTCTTGAAGAAAAAAAAGAGGCCATGAGAAAGGAAATCATTAACCTATGTGGTAATCAAAATTGCCTTGGAAATGGAATAAAGGTTCTTAAGATGCTTGTGAAGGGCCGTGTTGTTTATGATGAAATACCTCAATTGAAAGAGGTTGATCTGGAAAAATATCGAAAGTCTCCAACAACTTGTTGGAAGATTCTTGCAGAAGATAGAAAAGCTTCATAGAGATATAAAGACCCCCTATAGAGGAGTTAGCTATAGGGGATCACCTTCAAAACAAACAAATTAGACTTATTTCTTCTTACGTTTTTTAGCAAGCTTTTCCATTTTCTTGTCTTGCTTAACATCCATCTTGATAAGCTTGTCCATACCCTTATCAATGACTTTCTTTTCTTTTTTGATAGCTTTATCCATCTTATTTTTTTCCTTTACGTGGGATCTTTGCCCCTGATTTTCTAGCAACATTTAGAGCAATTGCTATTGCTTGCTTTTTAGGTTTGCCCGAATCCTCTTCAGTTTTGATATTTTCTCCGATGGCTTTTTTTGATGCGCTCTTAACAAGTGGCATTGTTTCCATCCTTTGAGCAAGGGCTATCTTTATGGCTTTGAAGTATCTTGCAAAGCATATCTATAGCTTCATTTTTTGCGGAATCATCTTTTAAAAATTGCGGCTGAAATATTGACGTAATATTTTGAAGTTGCTGCAAAATGCCTGCTAAATGAGAATATTGAAATTCCTTCTTGAAAAGATCCTTTAATTCTTCGATCATCATTTTTCCTTTTTCACGGGTCTAACCGCATGTTGTTCATTGTTAGTAACGTTTATAGATAGCTCAAGATCGGTTTCTTTTTGAATAGTCTCTTTTGAGATTTCAACTTTGATAGCCGTATCTGTTGCAATCTCCTCGGCAGCTTGAAAAAACTGCGGCCAGGAATTGCATGAGCAAAACAAAACTGATAATGAGAAAATGGCGAGAGTCTTCATATTTTGTCCTTTGTAATATGTCTAAAACACAAATCTGCTGTGTATGTCTTTTTTCTGCTTGAAAAAAAAAGATTAGCGCAATGAAATTTGACTTAATTAGAAAAAAAAAATATATTCCTTTTTGCCGGGAGCAGAAGTGGATGAATTTCTCATCCTCTTTTAAGTTGGAAAAGCTTCCGGCAATTTGGAGGTGTTGTGAGGTCTTTATTTCTTTTATCTGTTCTTTTATTTAGTTGTGCCTTTGCCGGCGACCCAGAGCCAGAAATCAGGTCTAAAGTGATTAAAATAAATAATATGAACATTACTCTTAGATATAGAGTGGTAAATGGCCAATTGGAAATTATTGAAAGCCAAGTTATTTCCAAGGACAGCTTCAAAAGCCAATAGTCATGATGACCAACCCACAGACCCCACGACAGAAAGTGGATTAGTTGCCCAAGCTGGAGTTGTCATTCCAATTGAAATGTAGTCGCCGGCATTTAATGAAATGCTTAGTCCGCTATTGCTGAATTGATTAACGGTAACTCCTGAGTTCACCAACTTAAATGTGGTTGTTACATTCGTGTTGGTAGTGTTATTTACTCTAACAAATATTGTAATATTCTCAGACGACCCTCCTGTAGAGGTATTAAACGACCCATAAACCTTTGTTAAGGTGCAGCTAAATGGAATATAAAATTGAACGTTTTTTGCTGTTGCAGCGGTGTTGGTTATTAATGATACTGACTGGGCAAAATAGTAGGTTGTTGAATCTGCTGGGTTTCCGTTAAGAGTATTAACAAATCCATTGATAGAATTTCCCGCCGAGGGTGCGCTAGAAGTCCAGTTAGTCCCATCGCTTGTCAGAACGTTCCCGGAGCTTCCCGCAGCGTCGGGATAAGTAGCTGTAGTTGCCACCCAATTAGTCCCATCAGCGCGTAAAATCTTTCCCGTCCCTGTGGCTGTTGAAGGATAAGTTGCTGTGCTAAAATTATTAGCTGTTCCAACCCCTTGCCCTTGAAGCACCTTTCCAGAGGCTGCCGTCGGCTCATCACATGCATTATTAGTAACCATAAGCAGCTCCTTTTAGCTTGACCACACCAACGATATAGCTACGCCTGTTGGGTTTGTCACCCAAGCAGGCCCTGTAAACCCGATAGAAATATAATCTCCAACATTCAAAGAAATACTTAGTCCGGTATTACTGAATGTATTTTCAGTCGCTGTTAATTGAAGAGTAGTGGTGACATTTGTATTTGATGTATTATTAACACGAATGAAAACAGTGCAATTCTCGGATGAGCCAAGGACGGTACTTACTCTTACTGCCCCATAAACTTTTGTTAAAGTAAAAGCAACTGGAACATAAAATCTAGTTTGAAGCACTGTAGTTGTATTTGCTGTAAAAGCTGCGGACATATTAAAATAATATGTTGTAGAATCTGCTGGGTTTCCATTAATTGTTGACACCCACCCCTGATAAGAGGCTCCGCCGGAGGGTGCACTAGAAGTCCAATTAGTCCCATCGCTTGTTAAAACATTTCCGCTTGTTCCAGCGGTATCCGGATAAGTCGCAGTTGTTGCTGCCCAATTTGTTCCGTCTGCTCTCAGGATTTTTCCTGTTCCTGTCGCTGTAGAGGGATAAGTTGCGGTGCTATAATCTGAAACAGTTCCGATTCCTTGCCCTTGAAGAACTTTTCCTGATGCCGCTGTAGATTCATCGCAATTATTATTTGTTACCATATTTTTTCCTTAACTTGACCACCCAATAGCGACACCGACGTTTGTTGGATTTGTTGTAAGGCTGGGAACTGTTATCCCAAAACTATAATAATCTCCAGCATTTATAGTTAATCCAAAAGAAGAAGTGCTCACGTTTACTGTAGCAGAAGTTAATTGCAATGTTGTGGTTATATTTGTATTTGTCGTATTGTTTACTCTTACAAAAAACGTTATATTTTGTGCACTTGCCGTGGTTCCAGCTACAATAAAAGAGGCATAGATATTATTTAATGTAAAAGTTGTTGTAGCATTATACCAGACAACACTATTTGTAGATCCTGTTGCTATTGCATTTTGAGCAAAATAATAAGTTGTTAAATCTGCTAATGTTGTAGTTCCATCAGTCGCCAAAAAACCTTTTACGTTAGACCCAGAAGAAGGAGTACTAGAACTCCAATTTGTCCCATTTGAAGTTAAAACGTTTCCATTTGTTCCTGCTGTATCGGGATAGGTGGCGGTTGTTGCTACCCAGTTAGTGCCATCAGCACGTAAAATCTTTCCTGTTCCGGTTGCTGTGCTTGGATATGTAGCCGTTGAAAATGCAGAAGCAGTTCCCACGCCTTGCCCTTGAAGAACTTTTCCTGATGCCGCTGTTGGCTGGTTTTTGCTATTATTTGTAGCCATTAAGCTACCGTCCAGTTGCCGATTGAGCTAAATGCCATCCAGACAGACCCAGAGCTACGGTATCGAAGTATCAACGCATCTCCTCTTGCTGTGCTTGTCAGAGAGCCTGCTGTACTTGAAACAGACGAACCAAGTCTAATCACTTGGCCAGTGTTGGCTGTCACCGCTACTGCGCCAGTTGTGTCGCAAGCGATCATGACAAGCTCGCCTTGCGCCGGAGAGGCTGGCAAAGTATAGGTTCCTGCTGCTGTAGCGAAGTAACCGTTATCCGAAGTCAAGGTAGCGGCCGTTGTGTCTGTAAAAGATGGGCAATTAATTGTAAGGGTGCTTCCTGATCCTGATGTGGTGCATCCAGGGCCTCCAAGGATGTTCCAATTTCCAGCGTTAGGGCTTAAAGCTCCTCCGCTATCTCCTGTTATCGTCTGACCAACAACAGAGCCGTTTGCAGCGATTGTTATTGAGTTGCTTCCGTTAGTGATAGAAATACCTGTGCCAGCTGTCAATGTTGCCGCTGCTGGATTTCCTGCTGTAGATCCGATGAGCACCTTTCCATCAGTAGCCATAGAAACCCAGGCGGGGACTCCGGCGGTGGTGCTTGTTAATACGGATTGATTAGCTGCCGTAAGCCCTGCGACAACATTATTTGAACTAGAATAAAGCAGTTGATTAATTGTGGTTGTGCTGGGATATGTAGCGGTTGAATAGGCTGGGTCTGCTGAAGATCCGGCGCTTTGCAAGATCTGTCCGGATGTCGCTGAAGGCCCTACTTTTGTTATCGTGGATGTTCCTGCGCCCACTAATAAAGCGTGGTTAGTTAAGCCTGTTAAAGCCGTTGTAACTGTTGCACCACTTCCTGAAGTTGTGATGCTTCCTGAACCTGCCAAAGTAAGAGCGTTTGCCGCTGGTGTTGCTGTTCCAGAATCAGTAGGAAATGAAAGAGGAGTTGATGTTCCCGCTGAAATGGTTGGGTTTCCCGCGACGCCATCCCCGTTACTTATACTTACCCCAGTTCCTGCGGTGATTGTCCTGGTTGTCCAAGTGCTTGATGCTGTTCTTGTCGCTAAACCAGTGGTTGAAAGTCCTTCTACAGCCGCTAGATCATCAGATAAAGCTAATGTAGGATTTCCTGAAATTCCATCCCCATCCGATACGGTAATTCCTGCCGCTGGAGGCGTTAAAGTTCTGCCCGCAAATGTTCCTGCTCCATCATAAGAGGCAAGTCCAGAATTTCTTAGATTTACAAAATTATTTGTTGCCACGTTACCCCTACGCTACTGTTAAGTTTCCATTTCCTGAAACAACCATCCAAGTCAAATTATCTTCACAACAAACAAGCCAAACAACATCTCCAACAAAAATGGATTGAAGATAACCTAATGCTCCTACTGTAGTAGAAGTGTTTCCAAAAATTATTTGTTGACCAGCCCCTTGCACAAGTCTCCATTTATTGCCTCCTAAATCAGCAATTGCAAAGGTATCTCCGATTGATGAAGTATTGGGCAAGTTGACATCTACACGGCTTGCATTATCTACAAAATAACCTGTTTGATTTACTGCCATCTGATTTCCGGAAATGACAGACCACGAGAAGAAAGGAAATGCTGAGCTAATTGTCAAAGTGTTAGTGCCTGGACTTCCTGCCACACTGATCGCACCGCCTCCGATAACATTGATGTTATTTGAGCCGTCCGCTCCTACTGCTCCACCAGTGTTTCCTGTGATGGTTAGGATTCCAGTTCCTCCCCCACCCGTGTCAGTAATATCTAATTTGTCCGTAAAAGGATTAAATCTAAAAGGCACGTTATTGCTCCTATTTAAATGTAGGTATAGCCAGCTCTGTCTGTCCAAGAGAACTCATAATCACTACTTGGAGCTCCTTCAGAATTAATCGGCCATGTAATTGAAATAACATTGCTTCCGGAATATGTTATAAGAGCAATTTGCCAAACCAAGGCATCTTCATCAGACCCAGGCTTAGCAAATCCTTTATAAATCAAATTATCTCCTGAATATTCGCCCCTGAAAGCTTCATCTAAAAAGGAATCTTGGCTGAGTTGCCCTTTTGAATCTAATCGTCCAATAGGTCTATTAATATTCCTTGTCATATAAGCCCCTTTTATTATGCAGCAAAATAGAATCCAGAAACTGTTAAAGTGCCACTTGTTTTAACCTGCGTTACAGTTAAATCAAAAGAAGCTGAAGCGGCATTTCCAACCCCTCCCTCTTGCAAGGAAAGCGTGCAAACAGAAGCCCCAGTAGCAATTTTTCCGTAAAGATTTGCGGGTAAACGAGTGGTTTCGGCTGAAGCGTCTATTCCGCTTCCATTAATCTGAATTTGGCCAGGAAGCGTAAAAGCGCCTGCTGCAACTGGAAGGCTAATTCTCCAAACTCCAGATCCTGTTGTATTGGCGAAGTTAGTCCATGTTACAGAAGCCGTAAAATATACAATTGCCCCAAGCTGCGTATATCTTCCGAATTGGGTTGAGTATGTCCAAGCTGAATCCCCTGCGGTAGCCAAGCTAAAGGCTGGAGTCCATGAAGTTGCTGCGGTATAAGTTGTTGCTGTAAAAGCTGAGTTTGTATTTCCTAAAACCAATCCAGTTAAATTAGAATTAGTACCTAAAGCTGCAAAGGCTGGGTCGGCGGCTGTAGATCCTGTTAATACCTGTCCAGTAGTTCCTACAGTTAACTTTGTAATAGTTGTAGTTCCAGCTCCAACTAAAACCGCATGGTTTGTCAACCCAGTTAACTCAACAGTAGCGTTTGAACCTGAGCCGATTGTAGTTGTGCTTCCAGAGCCTTTTAAGTTTATATTTCCTGACGTCGGAGTTACGACGGTTGAATCATCTGTTGTTAAGGTGCTAAGATTTCCGGATGACGACTCCAAAATCTCCCAAATTCCTGCGCCCGAATAAATATAAAAAACAGTGGAGCTTGCTGATCCAGTGTAAACAACCTGACCAACTTCATAATTTGTGTGATTGCTTGTGGGAGCAGTTTCGAATTTTATAGGAGGAGGAAGAACAGGAATAATAGCTTGACCAAGCCCATAACATTGATTCATTTTGGACATAAATTTTCTCCAATTAGGTTTAAATTGAAAACTGCTGTATAAAATTCACGCAGGTCAATATAAATATTTAGAAAACATTCTTTGATTGACAAAAGCTATCAAATATGTCATTCTGTGATTATGAATGACAAAAAAGGAGAAAGAAAATGAGTGAATTTGCTATAGGGGTTTTAACGATTGCAGGAATAAATGTAGCAATGTTCGCTTCATTAGCCACTTTGGTTATATGGACAGTAAATAAGCACGAAGATGAGTTTAAAAAAGTTATTTCATCTATTGATGCTACTGGAAGAAGAATAGATGGACACGCAACAAGAATTGACCAGCTTTATCAAATGTTCGTTGATCTTGTTAAGGAGGTTAAGAAATAATGGAATTTCTAACGGTGATAGAATTTGCTAAGAGGTTTAAAATGAGCCCTGCATCGATAAGGAAAGCAATAAGAGAGGGAAGAATTTATGCCTGTAGACTTACTACCGGGAAAAAGGCTCCTTACAGGATATCTGAATCAGAAATAGAAAGATTGCACTTTAAAAGCATGTGTGAAAGGGAAAAATAGGAGATATCCGTGGAATTATTCAAAAAACACATAGACACGATAGTTATATTATCCGCTTTTGCCTCTGGGATTCTATGGATGAATGGAAGGTTTAACGAGGTCGATCGAAGATTTAGTGAAGTTGATAAGGAAATTGCTGTGATGAAGACGGTTTTGCTTATGAAGAATATTATGCCTTCCGAATTATGTAAATCAGAAGATAAGAAATGACAAAAGGAAATAGATATGGAAAAAATTGATTTAGTTCTTTGGTTTATGGGAGCTGGATTCAGTATCAATTTTACATTATTGCTCATAATGTGGAATACGTTAACTTCTACGAAGGAATTTTTGGAAAAAAAGATTGATGTTAGTGAAGAAAAATTAAGCAAGAAAATTATTGAAGTGGATTTTAAGCTAAGTCAAAAAATTGAAAAGCTCGACGAGAAAGTAACGGATATTGATCGAAGGATTTGCAGACTAGAAGGAGCTTTTTCAGCTAAGGAGTGTTGTATGTTATCGGCAGATCAACATTTAAAAAAGGCCGATTAAAAAAAATAGAGAAATGAAATGGAAATATGCACTTGCCATATTAGCAACCTAAGTTGCAAAAATCAAAAATGTCGTCTTTTAATTGTTGCTAGAGAATGCTTTAAGAAGGAAGTATCTAATATTTTAATCAATATTATGACAAGGCTTTTTCAACAAGAATTTTCTAAAAAGGAATCGATTAGAGCTTTAAGAAGAGAATTAAAGCATTTAAATAAATTAAATTTAGATTTGTTTGATGAAACCGCTAATTTGGTTTGGAGGGCGGAGAAAGAATAATGAATGGATTTATATTTTTTTATTGTTTAATCTTTTTTAGCTTTTGTATTTGGTGTGCCCGAAGATGACTTTTCAAGCTCCTTATTTAGCTTATTATAATTATTTATGAATGAAGAAATGTTGTTTTGGGATAAGTCATTTAAGGCATCAAAATAATAATGCCTTAAAGGTTCATTGTTCCACATTCTATACATAACTTGACCTGTTTTATATCCTGCTGTGGTGGCTGCTAATCCTGTTCCTGAGACAATAGGGGCTTGTTTTGCAGCATATCCCCCCAATCCAAATAAAGCGGCCGCTGGTCCAGTTAGAATTTTTGCATATTTACCGCTCGCTAACCTTTCCACTTCATTAGTTAAGGCATTGCTTCGATGAATTGTAGCCCATGCTTGAATCCCATTTCTCCAATCATTCAAAGCGTTTGGATAATGGCTTGCTGCATCCATAACTTCATCTCGTACAGCATCTCGAACGAGATCAATAGACCTTCTAGCAAAATTTTGATCCGATCTATTTAATTCAAACATTCCTCTGTTCCTTTTTGCCGCATTTACACCATCATATACATTCATGAATGTTCTTACAGAAGTTTGTCCATTCCGAATATCATTTTCAATAGCTGTAATTTGCTGCCTAGCTAAAGCAGATCTTGGATCAGAAGTTAAAAGGTGTGGGCTTGTAGAAATCGTTTGGAGCCGTTGAAGAAATCTAGGAACATTAATATCAATATTTTGTGGAATTCCATTTCTTCCTTGATTCATTAAATTTGACGCATACCTTTGAGCGCTGATATTATAAGAAAGGGAAAAAGGAAGCCAAACCGCAAGTTTAGCCATATTTGAAGCATCTTCTCCAAAACCAGTTTCTTTGACTATTTGTTTAGCAACATTAGCGGCTCCAGGAATTAAAAGGTTATTAACAGCGAAATCTCTTGCCGCATTCTGTCCTGTAGGGATTCTTCCTGTAATAGTTGATCCAACATCCTCAACATATTCATGGAAAATTCCTTCTCCCTTAGTTTTTGGCTTAGTATAACCCCCAGTAATTCCTTGAGACACCCCTTTAATCTGTTCAGAAGTTGGCAATAACTGTTTGCCTTCTCCTCGAATTAATCTTTCCCATTTTTCGGGGCCTAGAAGCTCAGAAATTGCCCATCCTAAAATACCACCAGATTTAGGCATAGAAACAAGTGTGTCCTTGGCAAATTTCTCAATGTTTCCATATCTTCCAGCAACTTGTTCGGCTATTCTTGAAGCCCCGGAAATGGCGTTTCTGGTTAACCAATCAAAATTGCTTTCGTCTTCTAAAGGATTAGGATCTCCCTGAAAAGTCGTTGGAGACTGAAAATTTCCCCATTGCGGTTTTTCTCCTTCTGGGGCTTTCTGATCCGCAAGTTGACCAGGAACTTCTTGATCATATTCTTGTTCTAAATCATTGGATTGAGAATTTGGCTTTTGAAAGCTTCCCCAAGCTGGAGCTACCATATTCTCCTTCCCCCATTCTCAGAAGCCCATTGAGCATGTTCTTTTGGTACAAATTCAATATCACCATTAGGATTAAAAAATGGAATTGTACCTTTTGGCACTGATTTAACTTCAGAAAGCTTAACAAATTCATTGTTGATTCTATCAATCTGAGGTTTGACTTGATCAAAAACAACCTGCTGAAAGTCTCTTGGAAGAGGCTTGTTGTTATCCAAGTAATCTCTTTGCTGCTGCCTCATAGCGTTATAATAGACTTCCTTCATCTCTCCTAACTTAAGCATATTAGATGTGATCATTCTACGACCGTCAGCGCTATTCATAAGAGTAGGAATTGTTTTTAAAAAGTTGTCTACTTCCACCTTTAAGATTCGACTTCCATAAGTCTCAGGAAGTCCCTTTAAAAGATCTTGACTAAGCTTTTGATAAAGCTCAGATGAGGGATCGCTTAAGGCCCCCAAAGGAATGCCCAAGGAATCAAGGAAAACAGAAGCTGTAGGACTTATCAGTTCTTCATCCCTGATATTACTCATCTGAAGAAGTCTTGGCTTAAATTCGGTTTCAAATGACTTATAAGCATTAGTAGTGTCATTGATAAAGTCTTCTTGAGATTTATAAGCTCTTTCAACGTCTTGAGATTCTCTTGTTTTTTGCTGACTCGCTAAGGTTGCTTCTTTAATAGCATTTGTCGTGCTTACTCCATTCTGCACCAAAGTATTATATTTCTGCCCTTCTGTCATATCCTCATATCCAGGAGTAGCATGAGCTTTATTTATAGCATCTAATTGCTGCTCATTGACAGGCCTTTCTCCAGCGGCCATGGTCTTTCCGGTATTCTTGAGTTCTTGGAGTTCTTTTTGGTGCTTAAAAAGCCTTTGCTCTTTTTCTAAAGCTTCTTTTTTCTCTTCTTTTGCTTTTGCTTCTTGCGTTTCCATTTGATCAATCTGTAAACGCTGGTTGAAAAGCTCTGCACCTTTCTCGCCATAGGGGCTTAGGGCCGATCGAAGGGCCTCTAGCTTTTTAGATTGAGGAGCGCCTTCAAGAGCCTTATCTTGCAAAACGCTTTCAAGGCTGCGATTAGCAAAGTAGGTATTGAGGCCATTGCCAATGCCCTGCCCTAAGCTCATGCCAAGCATTTCTGAAATTTTTCCTTGAGGATTCTCTGTTCTAAATACTTGAACCATGGTTTACCCGTGAATTTGAGAGGCCATTTGTAAAAGCTGATTATTAGTGCTGCCGCTGCCCTGTTTAAAAAGGCTTCCTATTCCAGAACCGATAGCACCTCCCAAGGGGCCTCCCATAGCAGTTCCAATACCACCAAGAAGAGGAGCTAAGAAGCCTCCAGAACCTTGCTGCTGCTGATAAGCAAAAGGAGAATAACCAAGACCAATTTGAGAAAGATTCTGAAATTGACCTTGTTGCCCTTGAGCAGCTTGTTGCTGAAGCTGAGAAAATAATTGAGCAAGATTGGCTTGAAGACCTGCTGAAGCGCCTCCGACAGCTTGTCCAAATCCGCTAGAGGAAAGCGCTCCTCCACCGGCAAACCTTTCTGCTATCTGTGGGAGCATTTGTTCTTCAAATTGTTGAAGATAAGGAGCTGAAAATTGATTAAAAGCTTCTGGCCCTTGTCCTAGTAGGTTTTGCTGATATTGATTGGCAAGATTAAGACCCCCTCCTCCTTGCATCATTTGCTGGAGCATAGATATAAGATCTTTGCCACCAAACTGCATTTGCTGATTTGTCCCAGTATCAAGTTTTTTCATTTTATCTGGGCTACCGAAGAGAAAATCACCGAAACTTGGCATATTTTACCTACTGTTTTAAGTACTCCATGACGAATACACACCATGTGAGGTCATTACCTGAATTATTTTGTATAGTTATTGTATTTGTCGAGTGTTTATAACGCACATATACATCTGGATCATTTAAGAAATAAGAATTACCAGCGGTATCATTAGCGCCACCAAATCCTTGAACTGGATAAAGATAGCCATTGATTTTCTGGGGTTGGGTTGAAGTGGACAAGACAAGTGGGGTTGCTCCTGCTCCGATATTGCCACCATTCAACGCCACCAAATCAACAGTAATTCTATAAGCACTTCGGTTTTGCTGGGGATTTGCAGTTTGAAACCATTGCTCAAAGTTAGCGTTTTCTTGAAGTAAAAAAAGGCCGCTTTCTTTGGTGTTGACTGCATTTGCTACGCGACGAAGATAAAGCAAAAGGGTAGAATTAAAATCTTTATCCTCTGGATTTACATCCAAAGAGATAGGGAGCTGGTTTGTATTTAGAGAGTTGTCGCTTGAAAAAGTCATTAATGTAAATCCGCTTTACAAGGTCATCAATTGATTAATCTGCCGCCTTCTCTGAACCATATATTCATAGAGTTCAATTCCATCGGTGTTTGATGGGTAGCCAGTTGGTTCATGAGGCTATCATCATAAGTCAGGCCAATACGTAGATATTGTCCAAATTGCGTACTGTAAAAGCGATACCATGCATACTGTGATCCAGGAATGTATGTCTGTCCATTCATTGGTGAAGTATTCCATATGCCCCCTTTTGTATAATCTGAAAACCCTGTGGAATCAGTGTCATCTAAAGTGAATGAATTGGAGTTAACTACTGTTATGGAATAAATAGCAGAATTAAGTTGCGTCATTCCTTGAACGTTTGCGATATAAATCAAAGTTCCTGTTGTTAAGCTATGGTCTGGGCTCGTAATTAAGCAGGGGTTTGATTTAGTCGCATTTGTGATAAATCCGCAACCTTGCGATGAATTGAGAAGCTCTTTATTTGTGGCAATCATGTTTGCCTGTTCGCCTAGATAGGAATTTACAAAAAGTTGCACTGTGGTTGCAGCTATTGCAGGGGAAAAAAGATTAGAATCCATCTGAAAATCAATAAAAGAAATCTTAAATTGCTTTCCAGCACCTTGAAAGGGGTTAAAGTCTTTACCAACAATATTCATCTTAGGAAGTAAAGTGACCCTCCCACCACCCAAATAAACTGCGGAAGAAGTAATATTAACGGCATCATAGTTTTGAGATCCCTGATCCCAAATTGATAAAGTAATTTTATTCGGATCTTCGTCGACAATTGTCACGTTATAAATGACATTATTCAAGCCCGGGTCTGACCCGTCCCAAATTGTATTTTGGATATAAATAATCTCGCCATTCTCTAAATTGTGGTTCGGTATAGTGATTTGGGTAGGATTTTGCGTAAAGTCGACCGCATCAATCGCCATACTGTTTGCGTAAAGAGTAGTTACAGGCTCTGGAGTTTCCGCATCAGGATTATTGTAAATATTAATAAAGCCCTGCTGAGTACCAGCCGCCACATAATCAACATATTGCTGGTCATCAACGGTATCCCAGCTTACAGTACTATCCCAAAATGTTGTAAAACTGTCCCAGGTGATGCCAAATTGAAATTGAGTGGTTCCAAAACAAGTGATTGTATCTCTAAATTTAGCCCAAGTATTATTTCTGTAGTTAAAAAGCAAAACAGTGTTTGGAAAGCTTTGAGTTGTCGAAGAATTTTCCGTATCAACATAATTCCAATAGACAAGTTCCTTTTCAAAATCTCTTACTCCATGAACGAAGTTGGGAGCACTATTTTGAATTTCAAAACCAAAAGCCTGCTCAGGGATTTGATCATCAAGTCTAGTAACACCACTGGCGCCAGCCTGAATTATTCCACGGTCGCTGACCGCCATCACTCCTTGATCAAATACAATGGGACTGTAAGGGCTAACAGCGCCGAAATCTGAAGAAATGCGTTCAAAAATAAAGGGGAGTCCATATTCACCTATATAACGTAGTTGCCAAGTTGAATATTCAAAAAACACGATCAATGTATTTCTATAAAATGCCGCACTTACAATAGATTCATTGGTAGGAGCATCAATAAAACCGCCTCTTCCAAAAACATCGGATCTCCACCCATTTGTTTGATCTGTTGGATCTCCAATTTGACTGAATCTACATCTAGAAAAGAAGTTTTTAGCTCCTGTAAAAGTTGAAGCCGTAGCCCCTTCCCATGTGTTAAGGGCAAGCAGCCTTCCATAATAAGGAATTAAAATAAGTGCTTGCCACAAAGTGTCTGTAGCGGTGATAGAGGGCTGAAGGTCTGTCCAAGTAGATAGATTATAATACCGGATAGGGTCATAAATTGTGTTAGTGAGGTCAATATTATTATTAGTTGCAAAAAAGTATCTTAAATTAGCTGTTGCGCCTTGATAATTTGCACCCCAAAAAAAGTCAGTTTCAGTGCCTGTCCAGATAGTTCCAGGAACCAGCTCTTCAAATCCACTGCTATATTGATAAGCATATTTAGTATCAAAAAAGACGGTTTGGTCTATGCCAAAGGTCGAAACGTCTCTTTTGATGATGCCCATTGAAGGCAATCCAGGGAAATAATTAAAAGCTAAGATTGTATCTACGCCAACACCTGCGGTATGAGTGATAGAAACATTTCCTAAAGTGTAATTAATAGTGCCGGAATTCCCCCCCGTAGAGGAAGTTAAAACACCTGCGCCATTATCCACAAAATTGATCACACCAATGGAAAAAGCAACTGATCCGGGTTCAATTTGAGCATAAGGCTCTTGACCATTTTCTGGAGCGTCAGGATAGGAATAATAGGTTCCTCCAGAAGAATACACCCCAAAGGTAGCAGCATTAACGCCTATTGTAAAAGTTGTTAATCCCGTTACAGTTATAGTAAAAGTTTGATTGTTATATCCAGTAGCTCCTGATATCCCAGTTATATAAACTTCATCGCCTGTTGAAAGATTATGAGGATATTGAGTGGTTATTTGGCCCGGATTTGCATTATTTGCCCCTGTAATACTTCCTGAAGTAATAAGAGCTTTGTTAGAGATCCAGACTCCCCCCGAGGTATAGGCTCCAAATGCTCCTGCATCCTGACCAATAGTAAACTTATTTGGTGCCGTTACAGTAATAGTAAAAAGCTTATTGTTGTATCCAGTAGCCCCTACAACTTGCGTGATGACAACTTTATCCCCAGTATTGAGATTATGAGAGGATTTTGTGGTAATTTCTCCAGGGTTTGCATTATTCGCAGATATTACAAGTCCGGTTATAGTCAAAATGTTAAAATTCCAGACAGAGGCTTGACTTGGGCCTTCAGAATATCCGAGCAAAACTCGGCGAAGCCTTCCCATAGGGACTTCTCCATCCCTCTTTTTCGTCCTTTCTCTAAAGACATAAGCATTTTGTAATTCGGAAAAAGCCTCATTGGCAAGAAAAGCAGGTTTTCGGTCTTGGGTAAGACCACCACCAGTATAGCCGCCAATTGTGACTTGATGAAATCCTGTCATTAATTCCCTATTGCCACCCAATTAACATATACATCTGCACCTATTGTAGTAGAGCGATAAAAGAACTTATCTAAATCAACAGGATTGCCTTCTAAATAATTTCTTGTAATTGTTGCTGCTGGAGCAGGACCTCCACCAGGTATTTGTAATGTCATTTGTATCACGTAAACATTAGTTGGAAAAGTCTCAGGAAAATTTACACTACCTGTTTGAGCTGCAATATTAGACCTTCCCCATTGAATCAAAACTCCTGAACACCAAGCAAAACCTGAAGATGATCCTGTTAATTGCTGCAATCCCCCAGCACCAGTCAATGCATAAAGTTGAGTGTCGCCATTACTTGGAATAGCGGAGGTTGTATTTCCATCGACTACTAAAGTTCCAGGAACTCCAGAAAATATTTGATTTACCCCGGTGACAGTATCAACATTTGTTTGAGTCACTTGATGGACAATAGTGTGATATCCCGCTGGATTTGAGCCTGGCTGTCCATTATTATCAACATGATCAACGGCTAAAGTCTGAAAGGTTCCATCTAGATTATTTCTGATGACGGCCTTTGTTTGTCCTAACGAAGATCCATCTGGCGGATATCCTGGTGTGTATGTGGGTATTGGCATAACTTTCCTTTATACTGCTACCGTAGGTATGGGTTGAATATCTTGCGGTCTACGCAATTTTTTCTTTGATTTTGCGCTCAATTGAGCCTCATAAGCCGTTACTGGCTTTTTTAATTTTTTCTCTTTACCTTTGATAACGACCATAATTAACCTGTGGTTGATCTACCAACAAAAGGGCCTCCGCCCATTGGGATAGGCTTATTTGGCAGAGTCTTGAGTTTATTTTTTTTGGGAGGAGGCTTGACTGTTCTTTTTTTCTTCATATCGAACCAAAACTTGAGGTTTGTCCCCCTAGACCATAGTTATATGTCAATTGATCGGTGTAGATGGTATTAATCCTTTGCTGGCCTATCTGTGCATATGTTCTTGTTTCAATAATGTCATATCTTTCTTTAAGCATCTTATCGATAAATATGACCCCATCAGAATCTAGTCTTTCTTCAAATATCTTTTTTGCAGCACCTACAGCAAGGATTTCCCACCATTCTGAAAGTTCAGGATTCCCAGCCATATCTGCGGCAATTAACGCCTGAATGGGTTGACGATAACAGGTAAGCTCAATGGTATAACCTGCGTCTGGAACAGGGCAAAGCGTGAATTGATTCTGATAGAACATAATCGAAAGAGGGATCGAAAATGTTTTGGGATTATATTGAATCTGTATCGGTGTTCCGTCTGGAATAGCTTCAGCAAAAACTAATCCTGTGATCTCGCCTGTTTGGTAGTTAATTGTCGCATTCCCTGGTGTATTAGGTGTAGACGAAGCATACTGACGATAATACGTCCAACCATATTCTTTATTTCCACTATTCGAGGTTTGAAATATTTGGATTAGATTCCCCTGTCCGTCATCCGTCACGTTTTGAGTTTGGCCAACTCCGTTGGCCCCGACAACGTTTGCTGTGATTAATATATTCTGAACGCGACTCTGAGGAAAAAACAAATTTCTGTTGATTTGTGTTCCGGGGTCATTATTAATGCTTGCTATTAAGGGGGCCGCTGTTGTTTGTCCCTCATAGGGGCCTGTAGAATTATCTCCGGAATCGAAAGTATTAATCTGCTGCCAGTTATAATTGACGCCATAAAAATTCCAAGGATCTGTAAAAAACCTCATCTCTCTTTTAGCGCAATAACATGGCTGATTAACTGTTATGTAAAGCTCGCTATTGAAGGGATAAACGTCTTGTCCGATATTGGTTGTAAATGTGTAAATGTCTTTAAGCTTTAGTGATCTGAATTTTGCGGGCAAATCATAAGAATAAAAGCTATGCATTTGCTGGACGATATATGAGTCTGTGACCTGAAAAGAATTGCTTGATCCGGTAAGTTTTCGAGCCTTTGTGACAGCATTTGCCAACGTTGGATAAAGTGGAAATGTAGGGACAAAAGTACTCATACTACTGGCCTATTATCAAAGGGATTAGTTAATTCCACTGTTCCCGTCCCTGGTGGTATTCCTGAACCTGCCGGAACCGCTACACAAGGGATTTGAGGGTCTTGAACATATATAAACGGATAAAATTGCAAACTGTCTACTTGTATTGTTACTGTATCTGAAGTAGTGTCGATAATAAGAGCTTTTTGATTATTTAACTGAATCATCCCATTTGGCGGGGGAACCCTGAAACTGATCCATTCGCCGACCACAAAGTTATGATCGGCTGAAAAAGTGACGACAGCGGAAGAGGCCTGCGTAATATCCAAAATATATTGCAAATTCGGAATAAAATCTGTTCCGAAAGGGGGCCCAAAATCCGAAGGCGTAAAAGAGCTCATTACATAACCGCTTCAGGAATAAATCTAACTCTTGATTGTGTTGTGAATGATCTTGGAGATCTACTCCCGTTTGCAGGAATTTCCATATTGTATTTACGTATCTTTCTAACGGTATTGTTAAGGTGTCTTACAATTCCCATCGGCAATGAAGTTCTCTCATCATGCACTAATTTGAGCATTAGAATTGGCTCGCCAGGATATTTTCGATAAGAAAACTCAAACCATCCGCCTTGGGCGTCTACAAATTCAAAGCGTCCGTCAACCATTTTCTCATCTTCTTTTCGCATCTTTTTAAGCTTTTCTTCTCTTTCGCCAGGCGGCAAAGTGTTTTTTGCTTTCTTTTGAAGCTCTCTAACTTCCATTGTATTTCCTTTAATTTAAGGAAGAGGATGTTAAGTCCTCTTCCTAGGTTTTTTAAGCGTTAACTGATGCGCCTGTGTCTGCTTTAAAGGCAAACCACTGCATAGTCGCACTTGCAACACCGCACGCAGAAGTTCCAATTTGCATGATGTATTGATTGTGATTGTCAAAAGCATCAAGCAAGTTTGTCCCTGGAGGGGATTGTGGAATTGTCGCGCTTCCGCTGCTATTTGGCACGATTCCAGAGCCTGCTGGGAAGCAAACAGGGGGTGATCCGCCTGCTGCATAGTTAGCAGATGTAGGAGCCGTAAATGCTGTGAATCCTGTGGTGTCCAAATCAAGCGTTATAGAAGATTCAGAAGCAGAATTTGTAACGACGAGCACGCGGGCAGGACCTCGTGATTGCGCTGTTAAATTGCTAAGCTGAGTCATTCCGTAAGCTGTAGGGATTTGGAAGTCAACCATTTCACCAACGGTAAAATCATTTTGACGAGCAAAATAGACTTTAGCTTGTGTTGCTTGGGTGACCCAAAGAACCTGTCTATATCCTGGATAAAATTGTCCTGGATAAACCTTTTGATAGTAACCTGTGGTACCATCAATAGGAACCCAACCAGTGCTAGCGGCTGTCGCAGCGGTGGCAGCATAACCAAGAGTAATGCTTACGCCTGCCGATACAGCGGTAACCTGATAAAGACCCCAAGCACTCAATTCATGGGCGCTTGTTACGTTGATCAATCTTACTAAGTCACCTACAACTATCCCTGTCGTTGTTGCTGTAGAAACAACAAAGGTTGTAGCACTGGTAACTGCTGTAATCGCCACCTTGCTATAGGTAGGAGGATTACTTTGATCAATCCACGTAAAGCCTCCACTTGTGCCTTTTGAAGCATAAGTAGTAACGCCTGTGGTTGTGCTTGATGGTTGACCAAGAGCTAAGTAAGAGCCTTGGGCCATGTTACTATACCATTCCGCATAAATCGGATTGGCGGCAGTATTTTGAGCTCCCCAGTTTGTTAAATCCTTAACAAAAAACCAGTCTGGTTTAACAGGAAGCGCAATATTTTGTGCAACAAGAGAAGCTCCGTTTGTAAACGTACCTTGTGCAATTAATGAATATGGCAACATAAAAAACCTCCTTAAATACCTGTTGAGCGTAAGTTTTGAATCCAGAGGTCGTTTGTGATGCACTGCCCTTGATAGAACGAGCAACCAGCCGTATGACGGAGCATACATGGGTCATTGTTATATCCAGGAGGAAGGTAAATAAAGCGAGCTTTACCACCTGCTTGCCACACGACTTTATAAGCTTCTTTAGCAGCAACAAAGCAGTTGGCAATGTCATTCCCAAGCAATGAAGCATTAGGAGTTACAGAGCCTTGCTCAGATGCAAAGAATCTCACGTTATTTGCTCCGCCAATTTCCGTAGAAAGCGTCTGAGAGATATTCGGGTACTGGAATTTCTTAATGAACCCAGTCATGCTGTACAGAACTGGTATCATCCTAGTGGTCAACATGCAACCATAAGCATCACCAATAGGGCTAGTTCCAAATCTATCTTCAGCTTCAACAATGTTAGTGATATACTCTCCAGAATTGTTCTGAAGTACAGTAAACACATCATCCACGTCTGAGATAGTCATCTCAGTAGGAATATCGCCATTTGAACCACCAACGCAGTTGATGATCGAAGCAGAAGATTCGAGGTTATCTCTTTGAAGGGCATCTTGAGTCTCACGGAGAGACTGACCAAGACGGGCCGCGGCAGAGTTAAGAACTGGATCTTCGTTTGTGATTGTAACTTGACGGGTCAACACGATATAGGTCGCGTAAACACGTACACGGCAATCCACGTCAACACGGTTAAGCTGTTGTGGTGGAGGGTTGTTTTGGGCATCGTCAAGAGGCACTTCAAACAGGTCAAGCCTGTCATAACGTGATTGACGATCAATAAATCCCTGATTATCTGGCAACTCAACTGGTGTAGCAAACAACTGGTGAATCAAGTTGTGCTCAGGAGTTGACAGCAATTTAGAGTTATATCGCTGCTGAATTTGTGGGGGCAGCGTGCTAATTGATACTGTCATTTAGATTCCTTCGACCTGTTAGGTCAGTTCAGGAACCGAACTGGCTAAAGCAGCATACCCATGCATTTCACGATAAAGATCCTTCTTCATAGCATCCGTTAGTTTGAAGGCTTGAGCTATTGGACGTTTATCAAAGGCCATCGGCGAAGTTACCGATTTTTCAGCCTTTTCTAATGCCCTATCTACCTGCTTTTCTCTTCTAACTTCTTTTGCTGTCTGGGAAAGCCCCATCGCTTTGATGTATTTGTAGCTCTGTACTCCGATCTTATAGGGGTCTTTAGACTCCGCAATCGCAGCCGCCAATTCTGGCTCTCTTTCTTCCAAAATTGATAAAGTTTCTGGATTGACGACCTCGGAGAAATCTGAATATTGACGATTCAAGCGATCCATGAATTGACTATCTTGCTGCTTCTTAAGGGCTTTTTCAACCTCTTGACGCACAAGATTTTCGGCGTTTTTAAGAACTTTCTGAGTGTTTTTCTCAGCTAGCTTTTTGACCTTTCCTAAAGGAATGAACTCTTCATCACCGATATTATCAAATTCATCGACTTCTTGACGCTGAGGCGCTGAGTTTGCAAGTTGAGCTTGCATGATCTGCATCTGAGCTTCTCGAAGTTGCTTCAGTTCTCTTTCGAGCTCGGCATTCTTAAGACGCATCGCCTTCAAATGCTGATTATTAATCGGCTCTTGATGGGTTTGTGTCTCATTCACTTCATTGACTTGGGTTACTTCTTGAGGTGCTACCTCATGGGCTTCGCTGTTTAAAGCATCTTCTGTCATGAATTTTCCTTTTATGGTCGGCTAGCCCCATTTTAACGCCGTGCGCTGGGCTAGTTCGCTTTTTGTACGCCCTTTCTTGACTTTCTTCAATAAAATTATTATATGTAAACAAAAAAGTGAAAAATATGATCTGCTTGAAATGTAACGAACCAAAAACCGAATCAGACTTTATTAAAAATCAAGAATTTTGCTACAAGTGTGAATATCGGATTAAGCTAAAGAAAATCCAGTCTTTAGAGACGCCAAAAAAAAGAATTTGTCGCTTTTGCTCAAAAGAGATCATTCACAAAAGAAACTGGAAAAAGCGCCAAAGAACAATTTATTGCTCTCAAGAGTGCGCTGAAGAGGGTCACAAGAAATTAATTTATAGCCATTGGACAAGGCACATTAAAACCGAAGGAACAATTTCATGGAAAATCAATCACTCATAGACCCTTCAAGAAAGACCGCAGGGGCAATTTATAGAGATGCGCAGATTAACGGAGAAAAAGGGGTCATTATTGGAGATGTCAATCATGAGATTAAAAAAGATCTTGTAAAAGACATTAACGAGGCAATTGAAGCAGGGGTGAAATCAGGAGAATTCAAAGATAAACCTTTTTATTTGGCAATCTATGAAAAATATGACCTTATGATGAAAAAGGGGCTTGTAAGATTAAGAAAGATCACTAAATATCGCCCCTACCCAGAACAAGACTCAATGGTTTTTCGCATCTTTCCCAATGGAGATGTTTATTTTTGTTGGGAACTTCCTCATAGATCGCAAATGCTAAATATCCTAAATAGTCCTGATATTTTTGACCCTGAAAGGGTTGCAATGATTAAGAGGTGGGAGAATCTTCAACTAGAATATTTTGGATTTATAAAAGACCCTAACGGAAATTGGATTGAAAACCCTCTTTTCCGAGGAGATTTTTTGATGGGAACTAACGACGGACAAAAGCAGGCTAAAATTTTGGTTGCTTAAGTTTTTAAGGAATATACGTCTTTAATGTTAAGAAATCTAACATTTTTTCCATTATATTCAAATTGCATAAATCCTTAAAAAACGGGGACGTCTCCCCGAAGAGATGCTATCTATTAACCCGAAATAGGGTGAGAGTCTTTCCCCAGGTATTACATCAATATCATCTCAAAAATTGCCCCCAAAAGGATTCGAACCTTTACCTCTAGCCTTTACGACTATTATTCTCCAGTACCTCAATGCCGTACGAGCATCGACGCTTTATCTGAACCTTTTAAACTATGGACGCATTTGTGACTGTAAAAAAAAGATATTATTTTTTTCTAGTCTTTCATGAAATAGGTGAAAAATCTGGTTTAGTTTGTACGGGAAAACCAGCAAAGCCCAAAATTGACGGCTAGGCATCCCCAACCCAAATCAATGTAAAGCAGATTTACAATCTATTGCTTAGGAGTGTGCAAGGTCATGGTCATTTTGTCTTGTCGCAATCTAATGTTTTCCATGTCTTGCATAGTTCTTTCAGGCTCTCGACAAAACTTAGAAGTGTATTGATCTTCCATTCTGACAGGGCCTTTTTGAACTTCTACCTTATTAAACTTAGAATTTTCTCGTTTAGGCATTTTTTTCTCCTATTAAGAATAGCGTCCTTGATAAGATTGCTTATTCAAGTCTTTTGCCATTCCGCCTTGTCGTCTATCTTGCCTTTCGACGTATTCAGTTGTTTTGCTGAATCCTTTTTCTGCAAAGTCTTTTTCAGGCTTTTGGTAATCTGTAACATGAGGAGACATATCTCCTTGTGTATACCCAGCTTTTGACATTTTTTCTTTCATAATAACACCTTGTTTAAACTAGTTTAGACAAATTTTATTCTCATGCAACATTTTGGTTATTTGCAACTACTTCCTTTTCAGGGTTTGCTACTGGACTCAAAGCATTGAGAATTTCCACTTGCTGCATCAAATGATCTAGATCCATTCCTTTTAGTTCTTTCATTGCTTTAATAACATTAAGCAAGCTTGCGGTATCTTCTTGATGAGCCCTTCTTAATTTATCTTGAGCAACTGCGGTATCTGTTTGAATTTTGGCAACTCTTTCTTTTGCTAAACCGTCTTGACCACGGGCATAGGATATTTTAGTCATATTATCGACTTGCATTTGCTGCATCTGAAGCTCTTCAACTTTCTGTTGTTGCTCTTGCATAGCTTTTTGTTTCTGCATGACTTTTTCGATGATCCTATCTTTATTCTGCAATGTCATGCATTCTAAAACTTCATCTGGAGGGATAAGATCAGGATATAATTGCTGGGCATGAAGAATCTGAGCTAATTCTAGTTGCTGCTGAGTTTCTGTTAATGCTGCCTGAACTACCTTACAGCCATATTTAAAAAAGATTCCACTGTCAAATTCTGCTGTAGGCTCTTCTCCGATGACTTGTCTAACTTTTCCATATGTCCAATTCTTTTGAATGAACTCGACTTCCAAATCACTACAAAGTCTTTGAGATTCATCACACTGATCAAAAAGCCTCTGAAGATTTCTAGCGGTAGCAGCTTGTCTCATCATTGTAATGATGCCAGCCTTATCATCAATATCAATTCCCATTGCATTAGGATCAATGCCAGCAATGTTGTAGAAAATCCCCTTTAGCATCTCTTCCATTTGAAGCATCACGGGAGAAGGGGGAACAATAGGCATTGCCTGAACGTCATCCATCTGGAAGTCTGGATCAATCGATAAAACTCGTCCATGCCCAGAATTTAAAGCATCTTCAGGAGTAACTAAAGCGCCTTTTTTGATTTTAAGCCCTTGTTGTTGGGCATCAAGAATTTCTAAATTGGATACTTTTAAGCGATTTAAGAGGTATTGGGGATCCCTAAGATCCCTCATCACCCCTCTGAATTTGTATGCATAATATGGAGTATCCGCTGTAAAATATCCCAACATCGGCACAACAGGATAACGATCCATCCCGTAGGGGTTGGGCTCATCAACAATAACACGGTCGTTAAGTATGATAGAGCGTCGGACAGTAGGCACAGGCTTTTTAATAACTGCCAATTTTCCTTTAAATGCTTGCATGATCTCTTTAAGCTGATCTTTAGAGCCCTGAAACTCTTGACATTCTTCAGTTTTTTTATCAACCAGAAAAGTTGCTTCACGATTTGTCAAATACCAATATTCATCAAAAGCGATAAGGTTAGGAAATTGAATCTGATAGACTTCCGGCATATAGAAAAACTTGTCATCGCGATAGGTTCCTTTGGGTAGGTTTAAGATCTCGTCGCCAAATTGAGGATATAATAGGGCTGCTTCTTGCTGGTCAAAGAATGTCCTGACCCACCAGAAGCGTGCGTCACTCATATCATGCTTACGAAAATAGGGATCGAAAAGACATGACTTCATGTCAACATAGCGCCAACGGGGATCGGGACTAATCGGATCTTTTGTACTATCTGCGTACATGTACATAAATCCAAGGCCTTGGACTACCGACCCAAGCTCAAAAGCATCACTGAAAGTCTGATGAAACCCTTGTTTATGATTATGATAAAGACATTTAGTAAACTGATCCGCTGTTTTTTGCATACCAGTGTGAATAGGGATAACAGCCGAGCTTTTTCGTGTCTGTCTTTGCTGGCCCGATATTGCTTGGCTGATCGGATTCATGATATTGAAATTCCAGATCTTTCGCCGATAAGTTGCAACCCCTGGAAATATTAACCCCCAAATCTCCTGATCGCCAATTGTAAATCTCTGATCAACGTCGCATTGATACCATTGAGTTTGAAGGATATTTATACAATCAGAATAGTTTTTTTCCATGCTCTGACGCAAAGAAATGTTAAGTGAATCCTCTGGCCATATGAGGGGATCATTATTGCGCATTTAACACCATAGATTTTATTAACTTCATCCTGTAAGATAAAAATTATTACAATCAAGGATAATAGAATGGAAAGAATGCCCATTTCACAAGATGATTTGCAGGATGTTATGGAAATGACCCAAAAAATTGAGGCTTATATTGGAAGAACTTTAAAAGGACAAGAAAAATGCTTGGGAGTATCGGCTCTCTTTAGTGCTGCGATAAATTCAGCAATGTCTCAATGCGACACAATGCAAGACGTTATTTCAATGAGATCGCTTTGCATGTGCATCTTTGACCAGATCATCTGCGATATAAAAATTAAGGAATGACTTAGGACATAAATGAGTTAGGACATAAATGAGAAATCTTTCCCCCAAAATGATTCGTGAAGCAAAAAAATGCCTTCGTGATTATGGTAACATTGCTGCCAGCTGGTTAATGCGAAAATATAAATTAGAATGGGAAGCGGCTAACGAAATGCGAGAAATGCTAAAAGTTGAATTAGATTGGAATGATTGAAATGAAAAACATTACCCTATTTTTTAATTTTATTACCCCATTTACACATGGTTCTAAATGGGGTAAAATGAAAATAATTTCCAACTGCCTCCACAGTATTGTCTAAACAAGGTATAATGCAACAAAATATATATTATCAGACGTTCCCTTTAAATTTTGGGCATATTCTTCCTTTTAATTAGCCTTGACAATTTACACCAGAAGTGTTACACTAAAATAAAAAGGAGAGG